AAACAGCTTCCGCCCAACTTAATTGCATTAATGTTTTACCTAATCCGCAGTCAAAGAAAAGGGCAAATCTACCCTTTTGCAATGCTGTTTTTACTGCGTATTGTTGAAAATCAAATAAATTTTTATTCAATTTCTCAGGTGTAAAACCACTTTCAATAAATGATTTTGTTTTTGTTTTTAAAAAATCTTCGTATTTCATGTTTAATTGTTTAATTGTTAACTAAAATGGCACGTCGCCTTGTTCCTGTTCCAACGAGTTCGCATAATCTTCTCTAAATGGACTATCTTTTATTTCTATTGCTGTTTTAGCCTCCCCAAAATTAATCTTCCACGCTTCAATAGTATTAAAATACTTATCGTTACCGTCCTTATCAGTCCACTTGCGCCCTCTAAGGTTAATACTTGCAGTTACCTCTTGCCCGATAATAATTTTATCCAATAACCCACATCGCTCGTTTGTCGCTTGTATTAGGATTTGTTGCGGGTACTGCTCCGCTGTTTCGATTACAAATTCACGTTTAGCGAATTTCTCGCTTACTTGTTGCTTGTTACCAATAAAGATAACTTTTCCTTTGATTTCCATTTTACTTGTTTTTTAATTGATTAATTAATGATTGATAATACTCGTTTGCTATTTTGTACTGTTCGTACATTTGCGCTTCTATTTCCAGATCTCGCTCGATTGTAACGCTCGTTACCCTTAAAGCTGGGTTTATGTGGTCGACCTTATGCACTGCAACATCATCGAACTTGCTTAATAGTTCCTCAGGTGTTGAAGTCAAGCAGTAAGTAACCTCAGCTTTCGGGCGATCAAATAACATCATGTAACCGCGCATTTGCCAATCGTAGCCACTTTGTTTTACACTTTTCTCGGCTTCTTCTTGAAATGCAGGAAATGTATCAAAGGACCATGAACATTTAATGTCGATAATCTTATCGGGAGCCAATATATCACACTCGCCAGTCAACCAATCGTTTGTTTTTCTTACATCGTTTTTAAGGTAATCAGTAAAATACACGTTATTAAGCATTTTTATAGCCTTATTTTCGTTCATTATACCTTTGTCCATGTATTTAGTCGAAACGTTTACGTAAATGCCGTAAAAGTCTTCTTTTGCCTTTTGCATTAAATAACTCTTGGTTGTTTCGCCTAATGGCTCGGATTTACTTCGCCCCTTTGTCATCAACTTTGATAACTCGGAGCATCTTACTGTTAAATTTTCCATTATAATTGTTTTAATTGTTCCTCAGTTAATTCAAAATTTTCCTTTAATTTTTCGGCTGTGTAAGTTCCGTTTTTAATGTTTTCCAAAGCCTTTATAAATCTTGCTTGTTCTAATTTCGGTTTCGGTGCTTCGTAACCCTCTGGCAGATCTTCGCCAGCATAAATGTACAAACCCAATCCGTGTAATGCTAGTGCCTTTGTGGTACTTCTCTGAATTGCCTTGTTAATATCAAAGCTTGTTACTTGCTCCAATTTAATACTTTGGTTGCGGTTGTTCATAACAGGCAAATAATCGATATGCTCAATATCGTTAATAGTTACGCCTACCTTTACCCAACAAGTATTACCGTCTGAAAAGTAGTTCATACCTGTTTCAGCTTCATAAACCTTGCGTTGAACATTAGGATAAAGTTTCTTAACCTCAGCCCAAGCCCATGCCCAGCTTAAGTAAGTTAAATCTGCTTTTTTTTCTGTTTTGTCGTTAACGTTAATGGCATTTAACGTTTCAAAAATTGTTTTCTTTTCCATGTTTTAATTGTTTAAAGTTATGTGGTGGTTAAAATTTATTTCTGTAAAATTTGTGTCTGTAATAATTAAAGAGTCTAATAAGTTAACATCGATAAGTTTTAAAGCTTCATTAATTTTTTTAGTTATTTTTATGTCTGCTTCACTTGCATTTAAATTACCACTAGGGTGGTTATGAGCTACAATAGCAGAAGAACATAAACTATCAATACAATATTTTGCTACTATTTTAACATCTACCACCGTTCCAGTAACACCTCCTTGCGATATTTTTGCGTATCCAATTGTTTCATTGCTTATGTTTAGCATTAGTAAAAAGAAAGATTCAAATATATTGATATCATCACTATAAAATTTTCTTATAACATTATAAGCATCTTGACTGTTAGTAATTTTTGTTTTTTCAAATTTAGTTTTGTAGGCTTTTGCCTTTAATTCGTACCTATTTATTTGTTCCATGTTTTAATTGTTTTAATTGTTTGTTAATGCGAATATATAAATTAAATTTATATAAACAAAATTATAAATATTAAAAATTGGTTAAAATTTCTAACTAATTGATAATTAAAGCCTAAATTTTATTATTCACTTAATTTTTGTTGGCTCTCTTCACGCTTTAAGTTACTAATATGTTGGTTCATTGTATCAACTACCGAGCAAATATTATCATAAATATATCGTAATTGGTGGTATATTCCGTCGTTTTCCTTTTCGGTTTTTAATTCATTTATGCAGTTATATTTGGCTAACTCCACCGCTTTACTAATTGGATTGTTAGCACTAATATAAACGTTCATAGCTTCTCGTCTTTTCTTTTCGTAGTTAGCCTCAGCCATTTTCCAATTATACCTTGCATTTCCCAACTCCACCACAAAGTTACTTGCATATGTTACCAATTTAATCCTTGCATACATCAACTCATTTATATTTGAGTAGTCAATAGGCAAACCATTATACCAACTTATTATTTTAGTTATTTCCTCCGTAATTTCATCAAATTGATTCATGTTCTTTTATTTTTTGTTTGTAAATTTCAAATAATTCCTCTAATTCGTACTTGCTTAATTTTAACTTTAAATACCTATTGTTATCCAACCAATCCAAACCCTCTACACCAATACGCTCTACTATTTTTTTTCGATATTCGTGTATATTTCCGTGCTTATCTCGGTTACATTGCACACATTGTCCATGAACATTCAACTCGTTAAATCTTAAACCCTCGTAAGTTGTTGCGTAAAAATGCCCAGCATCGTATTTCTTGCCTAATAAAGTAGTTCCACAACTTATGCAACCCTTATTTAAATCTCTCAAACGGATAAACTTATTAAATACTACTTGCACTTTTTTCTTCCAATCCGATAAAGTCATATTATTATAATTGAACTGCTTTCTTTCGGCATTTACTTTTTTTTGTTGCCTTTCGGCTATTATCTTCTTGCCATATTTCAAAGCGCACGAATAACCGCAAACGGCTTGTATTGGTTTAGTTGGTGTAAATTCTAAACCACAGCTTTTACATTTCTTTTTCTTCATTAAAAGGGTAAATTAGGATTTGTAAAGGTATCATAATTTTGGCTTTTAGGCACAACTGTTTCAGGTAAATCGTTCCACTCACTAGTTATTAGATTAACTTGCATATCGTAAATGCCTATCTCGCCATCTCTATTCTTAGCAACTTTAAATTCGCCTTTATCCTTTGTACTTTCGCCTTTATCATTGCTTAGTTCTCCATAATATTCGGGACGATGTAAAAAAGCAACTATTGAAGCATCTTGCTCTATTTCTCCACTCTCTTTTAAATCGGGTAAAGTTGGGCGTTTTCCTGTTTTACCAGCGTCACGACTTAATTGAGCTAAAGCAATGCAAGGTATTTTGTGAGCCATTACCATACGTTTAACATCATTACTAATCTTAGTTACCTCGTGGTATCTTGTTTCTGCCTTTGTTGGCATTATTTTCTGCAAATAATCTATCATTACAACATCAACGGTTTTAGTATTTAACACTTGTTGGAGTTTCATTTCAATATCTTTAGTAGTGTGTGAACCATCAAAGATAATAATGTTATGCCATTTCGGATGTTCTTTTAACGCTTCAATCTCGGCTAATTCTCTCGGTGTACATTTTCCATATTTAATCGAATTTGAATTTATTCCAGTTATGTTAGATATAATACGTCTTATAATTCTATCATGCGCCATTTCTAGGCTAAAAAATACACAAACCTTATTTTCATCAAAACAAATATTTCTAATTAAGCTAATTGCAAAAGCTGTTTTTCCCATTGCAGGACGTCCGCCAACTACCATAACATCATCAGGTTCTAAAATCAACTTTTGATTTAAACACTTCCACCCCAATTCTAAGCCTAAAGGTATTCCCAACTTTGCTTGGTTATGCTTGTGTATAACTTGTTCTATACTATCGATATTGGTTAATTCCTTTATCGTAGTTTTTTCAGTTAAAATTTCCCTTAATTTGTCAATTTCTTGCAGTATGTATGTGCTACGTGGATTTTCGCTTGTTACTTCCTTAGATACGTTTTGCAACATTAATGCGGACTGTCGAATAGAGAACCTATACCAGCATTCATTAATTATATTTTTTTTGGTTAAAATTTCGTTATAATCTGTTATACTAAAAAGTTTTGTTATTTTAATAATAGTATCTTTTTCAAGATAGTTATTTTCCCGAAACCAACTAACAAGATTTATGACGCTTAACTCTTTGTTTTGGCTTAATAGTTTATTGTAGGCAAAATATAAGTTTTTATGATATGAATTTTCAAACCAAGATTCTTGTAATTGGTCAACAAATATTTTTTGCTCTTTTTCTGCCAAATTTAAAGCTATACTTAAAGCAACTTCGTAAATATTTTCCATTATCTCGTAGGTATGTAGTTAGTAGATTGTTGTAAATTATCAAATCCGTATTTATCCATAGTATTTGGTCGAGCAAAATATTCTAAAGTGCAATATTGGTAATTATTGTCAATATGGAATTTGTCGCCCTTTGCTTTAAGCATAGCCTTAACAATATTTTCTTTAGTATAACCTTGCTTCATTAATCCGTTGTATTTTTTCTTTACGTTGTCGGCAAATACACGATTGTTTTTCTTAAACGTTTCATTGAAAAAATTTAACAATGCCGAAAAATCTATTTTTTCGGATAATTCGATAGAATTATTATTTATTATCTTTTCTTCTCTTATATTATCTTCTCTTATGCCTTTTGTTTGGCTTTCGTTTGGGTTTATGTTTGGGTTTTCTTTGGGTTTTATTTGGGTTTTATTTGGGTTTTTAGGACGTCCTCCTTTTGCTCCATTTACCCTGTTTTTATTGGATAATTGCTTAACTTCATAAAGTTGCTTATCTAAAAACTTAATTACTATAAATTCATCTTTTAAATCAATAACACCCTCTAGAATTAACTCGTTAAATTCATTTTCATAATTTAATCTTTTTAAAAGTTGTTCTTTTGTAATTTTACAATTTCGTTGCCAATAGTAGGCGCAAATGTTAATAAACAATCCTTGAGCGGATAATGAACAAAACGAAATATTTTTAGTTAAATATTCAGCTGGTTCAAATTTGAAATAAGGTAACTCCTTTGCCATAAAATAAAAAAGCTATTGGCTTTCGAGCGTCGCACTTCTCTACTTACCAATAGCATTTATTTAAAATTTCTTAATGTGAGTGCGACTTCACGAATACAAATATAAAAAAAAATATTTGATTTTTCTATATTTCTATATTTTTTAATATTCCAAACATAGCACTAGCCCTTTGGTGTATGCTGATAACATATTGCCTCCGCTTGTCGGCATTTTCTTCTATCCAATACCCTTTTTTACCAGCTATTAAATTCACTATTAAACCATTTATGCGTATGTGATTTATTATCTTCCTTATTCGTGGTGTGGTTATATTCTCATATCCCGAAGTAATTAATAAATATTTAATATCGTAGCTTAAAATTGCTTTGTTCTCTCCAATTCTAACACTTAATATTTTTTTAATTTCAGGCAATAGCTCCAAACTTTCGTATTCGTTTAGTTTTTCCGTATAATTTTCAAATCCGTTTATCATAATTTTATTTTTAAATTTCTCTACAATTACACCAATTTGCATTATTTGACGTAGTAATTCGCTCACAAATTTTGTATGTTTTTCCCTCGTATTTAAAAAGTGTACCTACTGGAAATTCAAAAGGGATGTAAATACTTTCACCGTTAATTTTATAAAGCATATCTTTTTCGTTTAATTTCTAAAATTCGTAAATAAAGTTCTAAGTTAAA